ATTTACAATTAACCTTGCTTAATAATAGGAGGAAAACATGGTTAGAAATACTTTGAACGTACCGCGTTCACTTTTTGTAGGCTTTGAAGGCCTGTTTGATGAGCTAGAAAGAATTCATACTTCTGCTAGATCTGGAAACGACAACTACCCACCACACAACATTGTAAAGATCGATGATGAAAAATTTCTCATTGAGCTAGCTGTTGCAGGTTTCACACATGATGATATCGAACTTGAAGTCAAGGACGGTATTCTGAAAGTGCGAGGAAAAATCGAAGGTGATGAACGCGAATATGCATGGAAAGGTATATCATCCCGCAAATTTGAGAAGAGCTTCCGTCTCTCAGAATTTGTTGTAATAGATGGTGCCGATTTAGAGAATGGAATACTTGTGGTGTATGCCAGGGTTGAACTTCCCGAAGAAAGGCGTCCTAGGAAGATCGAAATAGGGTCTGCTGGGGCATCAAAGAAAAAGTCTTTTCTTAAAGGATAAGTATCAGCGAACACCCAGTGGATTGTAATATTCAATTTACTGGAGAAACAGCAATGAAAACATTAATGCATTTTGTGCAGAAACACGAGGACATTGCAGAGACCCTAAGCGGTGTATTTGTTATGCTAGCAACTGGAGGTATAGTTTTAGGACTAGCTCCATTTATTATGTATCTACAACTATCAGCGTATTAGGTCCTGTAAGACTCACGAGGGGGAGGAAACTCCCCTTCACTTTTATATGAAAAAAATGGTTTACATTATGGGAAAAGTATGGTATAATAGGTACTATAAATTGAGAGTGATAACATTATGAAATTTTACACATCTGTTAGTCGTTATGGTAATAATCTACTTTATCGTGGTTATGACAATGGCAAAAAGATTCAAAAACGAATAAAATACAAACCTACGTATTTTGTTTCTACAAATAAACCAACAAATTGGAAATCTCTTGATGGAGTTTCTGTAGCTCCTATTCAATTCGATTCTATGCGCGATGCAAAAGAATGGCTTCAAGTAAACAAACAAGTTGTTGGTAGACACATATATGGAAATGACAAACACATTCCAGCATTTATTAACGATGAATTTCCTGGAGATATCGAATTTGATCGTAATCAAATTAATGTAACTACAATCGATATCGAAGTACAATCAGATGCTGGTTTCCCAGAACCAGAACAAGCAGCACACGAAATTACTGCAATCACAATTAAAAACAATATTGATAATACATATTACGTTTGGGGTTTAGGTGATTACGATGTAGAAAATGGTTATATGCAAGATAATCGTGTAATTTACAAAAAATGTAATACCGAAGCTGACCTTCTACTTGATTTTATTGGTCATTGGTCATTACCTTCAAACTGCCCCGATGTTGTTACTGGTTGGAACTCAAGATTCTTTGATATACCTTACATTGTAAATCGTATATTTCGTATTCATGGCGAAGAAGTTGTTAAACGCTTATCTCCATGGGGATTAATTGATCGAAGAGATGTTACTACAATGCAACGTAAACACATTGCATACGAAATTCAAGGTATTGCTCAAATGGATTATCTTGATTTATTCAAAAAGTTTGGTTACTCATATGGTCCACAAGAATCCTATAAACTTGATCATATTGCTCATGTAGTTCTTGGTGAACGTAAGTTATCATATGAAGAATTTGGTAATCTACACACATTATACAAATACGATTATCAAAAGTTTATTGATTATAATATTAAAGACGTTGAATTGGTGGATCGTATCGAAGATAAAATGGGTTTGATTACACTAGCACTTACAATGGCATATCGTGGTGGTGTTAACTATGGCGATGTGATGGGTACAACTGCTATATGGGATGCAATTATATTTCGAAATCTATACGAGAATAATGTAATTGTTCCATTCGCAGAAGAAAAGTTCAAATCACCATATCCTGGTGGTTATGTAAAAGATCCTCATGTTGGTATGCACGATTGGGTTGTTTCTTTCGATTTAAACTCTCTATATCCATCCATCATTATGCAATACAATATGTCACCTGAAACAATCATCGATGGTAAAGTTATTGCTCTCGATGTTGATAAGTGTATTCAAGGTGTAAATGTAGATATAGACAATAAGTGTGTTGCAGCATCAGGTCAATATTTCAAAACAACAGAAAAAGGTATTTTACCAAAGATTATTGATCAGATGTACAGCGAACGTGTTATAATCAAAAAACAAATGCTCGCATCTCAACAAGAATTACAAAAAGTAAATAAAGAAGATAAACAAGAATTGTATCGAATACAACGTGATATTGCTATTGCTGAAAACCAACAAATGTCTATTAAGATTCTTCTTAACTCACTTTATGGTGCGTTAGGTAATAAGTACTTTAGATTTTTTGATCAACGTATCGCTGAAGGTATTACTCTTACTGGTCAGCTAACTATTCGATGGGCAGAAAAAGCAATCAATCAATATCTCAATAAAATCCTTAAAACATCGAAAGATTATGTACTTGCTATCGATACAGATTCAGTTTACGTTTGTTTGAATGATCTCGTTGAAGCAGTAAATCCTAAAAATCCACTCGAGTTTGTTAATACAGTTTGCGAAGAAAAACTTGAACCAGTTCTCGAACAAAGTTACAATAAACTTTTCGAAATGCTAGGTGGCATTGATAATCGAATGGTTATGAAACGTGAAGCAATCGCAGATCGTGGTATTTGGACTGCCAAAAAACGTTACATTCTTAATGTATATGATAACGAAGGCGTAAGATATGCAGAACCTAAGCTCAAAATTATGGGTATCGAAGCAATTAAATCTTCAACTCCTGCTCCATGTCGTGAAGCACTTAAAGAAATGTTTAAAGTAATTATCAGTGGTTCAGAATCAGATGTTCAACGCAATATAGAATCATTTAGAACATATTTCAAAACACTTGCACCAGATCAGATCGCATTCCCTCGTGGAATTACTAACCTTACAAAGTTCCGTGATAAAACGACTATATATAAGAAAGGCACACCAATTCACGCAAGAGGTAGTTTGCTCTATAATAAATTATTAATGGACAAGTCGTTAACAAAACAATACAATAAAATTCAAAATGGTGAAAAGATAAAGTTCATTTATCTACGTACACCAAATAGTATCAAAGAAGATGTTATATCATTTTCTGATTATTTGCCAGAAGAATTTGGTTTACATCGATACATTGATTACGAAAAGCAATTTAGCAAAACGTTTCTCGATGTTATCGAACCTATTCTTTCGGCAATCAATTGGAATTCGAAGGAGATTGCTACGCTCGATGAATTCTTTTAAATTAACTATGTACAAACACAATAAAGTGTGGTATAATAGGTAGCATTATGGAGAAAAATATGAAATTAGTAAGATTAACCTCAGGTGAGGAAATCATTGGTAAGGTAGAAGATTTAAGTAATGTCATCAAAATTAAAGATGGCTTTAATATGGTTGCTACAGAACCAGGAAAAATTGGATTTATTCCATTTATGGCTTATGCAAAAGACGAAGAATTCGTAATTGATAAAAGTCATGTAATGATGATATGCGATCCAGTTGATGAATTAGTTGATCAAATTAGAACTATGACAAGTGGAATTGTTGTACCAGATAAAAAGGTAATAGGATAATGAGTAAAGATTGGGTAAAAGATATTTACGATATGCAAACTAAGTATAAAACTCGTGAATGGGTATGGGAAAATAGAAATAATCCAGAAAAGCTTAAAAAGTTTTTAGAGTTTAGAGTTGATTTCTTAAAAGAAGAATTAATGGAAACTCAAGCTGCAGTAACTCATAATGATCCAGAAGAAATTGTTGATGGATTAATTGATTTGTGTGTTGTTGCTATTGGTACACTTGATGCATTTGGAGTTGATCCATATAAAGCATGGGATGAAGTACTAAAAGCGAATATGCAAAAAGAAGTTGGTGTAAAACCTTCGAGACCAAATCCACTCGGAGTTCCAGATCTAGTAAAACCAGAAGATTGGCAAGCACCATCACATGAAGGAAATCATGGTAAGTTTAACGATATTTGATAGTATATACGATAATAAAACTGAAAAGAGAATGGATTATGAAACATTCGATCAGTTTGAACAAGTATTATATAAACTAGCAGAAAGCGATAAATATCAAAAGAAAACTGACGCACCACTAATTTCACCAGCAATTTATAAGACCGAAACTACTCGAGCTAATGTCAATGTGACAGGCTGGGGTGGATTCGGCATTGTTGATGTTGATGATTACGAAGGTGATATTGAAGAGATTCATACTA